TCTTCTCGGAGGCGGTCATCAGCTTGTCCATGCCTTCGGCGACGCTGTTGATCTTCTCGAGCAATTCGCTTGCGCCAAAACCAATGCCAAGCGCGCCTAAGACCTTCTCGATTTTGCCCACCGCGTCCCCGACAATATTCTTGGCTTTGCTCATGTCCTCGGCGAGCCGGGCCATGTTCGCAAGCATTTGTATCTCCAGGGTTCCTGCAATCATCGCTATCTCCCGGCCAGTGCTCGAATTGCATGGCGCATCTTGTTTGCGACCACCGCGTGATCAACGTCCGCTTTAACCGCCTGCCACGGTGCGGGGCAGTCGGCTTTTTCCGCCCGGCTCATCTCGGCCAGGTAGTCGATCGAGAGGCGGCGCAGGATGCGCGCTTCCCAGGGCTGTAATCGGATGCCGCTGTTCGCCTGCCACGCACGCAATTCCTGGTGCGTAATGGGCCCCGCGCCCATGCCGGCAACCATCGTCGGTCCTACTTCCCATAAGTACCCAAGGAGGTAATCGGCCCCCTCGGCGCTTGGCATCTCTGGCCAGTAGTCCGGCTCCTTTCGCGCGGCCCGCATCGAATCCAGGCGCGATAGCCGCGGCGACGAAGGCTTCTCTTTTGTGGGCCTCTCCGGCGCAGCGTTCAGCCAGGCGCTTTGCCTGACGAAGGTGGCAAGCCCTTCGTAGACCCAGAGGTAAAATTTGCGGTGTCGTTGGTGAACGTGTTTACCTGATCGCGGATGAACGAGAGCTTGTCATTTGCGTAGACCTCGGAGAAGAACGCATCCCCCGTCGCGCCGCTGTCGCTCTCGGCGTTCTCGATCATCTTGGTGCAGGCGACCAAGAATTCGGTCTGGTCGAGCGCCTTGTCTTCCGCGCTTTGATCTGCCTTGCCCTTGCGCTCGCGATGCTTCAACCAGCGCGCGGCCTTGGCCGACATGGCTCTTGCGTACTGTTTCGACCCCGGACCGTAGACATGGGCACGAATCGGCTTCTCAGGATCCGGCTCGCCATCGGGCCCGGCTGCATACATCAGCGCGTCCTCGGCATCGCGCAGGTGCAGGATGCCGACCTCTTGCATTTCGAATTGCTTAAACGTGGACATTTCGACCTCTTTTAGTGTCAGATGGCGTCAACGATGACTGGCTTTCGATCCAGATCGAGCTTCACGCTCACGCGCTGGATGTTGTCGACCGTTCCGTCGGTATTGACGAAGCTCGTGACGAGTGCCGAGAGGTAATGCACTTCCCCGCTAGGGTAGGTCATCTTGAATGCGTAGGGATTGTTGGTTTCCACCCCCGCGCGAAGGATGATCTGGCCGGCGTCCGTTGGCACGTTGCCGATCTTGAGGCTCATCTCGCCGTAGTCTTTCGATCCCGGTCGTTTGGCGACGACGGCGGTGTCGACCGGCGTGAATTTGGTAACGCTTCGCGTCAAACCGTGGTCCCCGTAATCTTCGATCTCGCCGATGGGCGCATAGACCATGCTGCTCGCGGCATAGCCTGCAGCGTCGAAGGTTGCGGGGAGCACAGCGGAGACAGCCAGCGTTGCGCCGGCCAGGGATTGAACGGTGGTTGGTGCAGTCATAGGATTCCCCTTTCAGTAGCCGTAAAAAAGCCCGCTGGACCAATGTCGAAGCGGGCGGTTAGGAGAAACAGGCTCGCGCCTGCTTCAGCCATTCGGTGTTACGTTGATTCGATGAATTTCACAAAGAAGTCGCGGCTTTGCAGAAAGATGCCCAGATCGTCATCCCGCAGGTCGGGACCGGCGCCTCCGGGCAGGATGCTGTCTACCGCAATGCTGTTGATCGTTGCGCGCTTATTCGCACAGGCTTTGCGCACGAGCTCAAGAATAGATTTCTGCTCGCTGTAGCTCTTTGTCTGCACCGTCACTTGCACGCGTTCGGTCGCCATCACCTTCGCGCTATTCATGGCCACGGTGTTGCGCTCGACCGTGCTGATGTGATTCACCGCAATCGCGGGCAATACGGTCGCGATCGGAATCACGCCAGCCATAATCTTCACGGCCGGCACGGCAGCGGTCAGTGCCACGTTGTTCGCGAGCACGTAGCGAATCGCGATAACGCCGGACATTATTGGTCGCCCTCGATCAACACGCCGGAGGTATCCAGACCTTCTTTTGTGGCCAGACGTTTCTTCATGTACTCGGCCGCAGCGACAACCGCCGCCCCGCCGCTGCGGTCAAGCGCCGGGCGCATGAAGGGCCTCGGGCTGAATCCGGGATGCTGCACCGACTTGGCGAAGATTCCGCCGAAGCTCAGCCAGCCTGCCTTCGCGAATATCGTGTGCGCCCTGACGCCGTATTCGATCCACTTGGCGATGTAGGCGTGCTTGCCGGTCGAAACCACCGAGGCCGTGACCTTGCCGCCGCGCGCACTCGTTTTGACCTTCAGGCCCGATATGAGCTCGCCGGTCCGGACTGCGCCCGCGCTCATCAGATTGGCCTGCGCTTCCGGGAGCAGTTCCTGCGTCGTTCCAGCACGCAGCGCCCCACGCATCACGTTCGCCTCAAGTTTGGGTGCGAGCGTGTCCATGAATTTCTGCAATTCAGACAACCCCTTGACCTTGATATCGATCATGAGGAGTAGCGCTCGCAAACCATTTCCAGCATAGTTTTTCTCCCGCGGATTTCCGCAGGCCCGCCGACGATCTGATAGAGGACATCCGTGTCGCCATGCACAATCACGCGCATGGCTGAAGTGATGTCGGCACGCCAGCGAATTCGGACTCGGGTCTGATTTCGCGCAACAGCAAGCCCCTGCAGCACCGATTCTGACCGGCTTGGCATGACGTCCTGGACTTCGGCCCAGAATCGCTCGGCGACCGGTGGGCTACCCGGCAAGAGGGCGAGCGGCGTCCAGGTGATGACTTCGGTCCCGTAGTCCGGATCGACCGTCACGCTCTTTTGCTCGACGGTGATCTGACGATCGAGCTTTCCGGCTTGCACCGCGATCATGGCGCCCTCCAAGGCATTGATTGGCCGTAAATCCGGTTAAGGCTGCGTGGCGGCAGACACGAGGTGCAGCGCATCCACCAAATCCATCTTCGGAAATGCGTCGATCGCAGAACCGGGCGAGCAATTGAGCACCTGCACCCCGGCGGCCGTGATTGCATCCTCGGCAGCCGAAAACGCTTTCCGATATTCAGCGTAGACCGCAACCGGCTCGATCCGCGGATGGTCGCCGAACCAGTGCGATTTGCGATCGACCGTCGGTTCGCGCGCATCGAACCCGAGCAGGATCACCGTCCTGACGCCGGCCAGGATCGCGAGGTTCAGCGCCTGGTAGCCGGAATTGCGCCCGCTGCAGATCATGCCGGGATCGGTCGAAATCCCGCGCGGGCCTGCATTGCGCAATATGTATACATCCTTGTCAGTGATGTTGGCGCCGCTGTCCGAGATCGAGCATTTCTGCCCGGCGAACGCGCGAAACGCGGGTCTGTCCTTGTGCCAACCCCACCATTCGGAATCGGCGAAATAGCAGACATCCGCCCACGGCGCGAGCCGGTAGGCGTCATTGATTGCGATCACGCGCACCACGCCAGCCTCGTGCGCGCCGCGCACATTCTCGACCTGCTCCACAGTCAAACTTGGCCCACCGCCGAGCAGCACGGCCGTTCCACCTGACCACTCTGGAGCAATCTCGCTATATCGATCCACGGGCCAACCCGCGCGCCTGCGCAGAATGCTCATGCGAGCTGCATATCGACGCGTTCGGGCCGGACGATATCCTCTGCCACCTTGAGTAGCAGCGGCATCATCACCGGGTCGCGGTCGTAGTTCGCCTCGGCCCATAGTTTCATCGCCTGCTTGAATCGCGCCGGTACACTTCCCGCATCCTGCGTTGGACTGCCGAGCCGATCGGCATAGCCTGCGCGAAACTCGACCTTCAGCGTTCGAGCCGACCAGGCGGCGCCACTCAATGGCACTATTCGCGGCCACTTTGAACCCGGTTCGCGCAGTTCATACTGCGTCGTCGGGATATCGGTCTCGGCGCCAGCCGCATCGATGGCCGCGAACTTGGTCACCGCAATGACGGGGGATCGGCGAAGCGACAGTCCGCCGGAACCGTAGTTCGCAAGCGTGATCCTCCAGATTTGCTCGGTGAGCGCGGTGATCGGCGAGCGACGCATCAGCGTGTCGTTCACGACAAAATCACCCAGCATCAAGCGCCAGGTTTGATCGATCAGCGCGCGACCGGTGTAGTTCTCGACCCATTCACGCGCGGCGACAATCAGCGCCGTGATGTCATCGTCTTCGCTCATCGAACTGTCGTAGCAGCGCAGGTGCCGCTTCATTTCCGCGAGCGTCAGCGACTCAATCTCCGGATCGGCAATGCGCTCTAGAGAGAGATTCACTTCAGCCTCACCGGGTCGCGGACGGGAGGGGCAGCGTCGCTAGATTTGCCGTCCTTGCCGCGCGCGCCCTCCTTCACCATCAGGCGCCAGGCGGCGGATGTACCCGGCTTGTCCGCTGTGTTTTCCTGGCAATGCCACGCCGAACCGCCCCAGGTCACGACGTCGCCATGCACAAATTCCGCCTCGCGCCAAACGCCGCGATAGATCATGACGGGGAGCGTGAAGTCGCAAACCGCCTTAGTCCCGCTCGTGAGCATCGCCGCGACTGATATGCCGCGCACATCCTCACCTTGCGATACGACGACGGCCGCGATGCCCTCGACAATCACGCCCCACCCAGCTTTGGCTAGACCATTCGTTATCGGGTCAGTGTTACGAGTCGACCGGATCAGGCCGCCGCGATATTGCGCAAATGTTCCGCGCGGATAGCTCTTCGACTCATCGATTGCAGGCAGGATGTCCAATTCGAGAGCGTCCCGTCCCGGGGTGCCATCCTTGCCATCGCGACCGTCGCGCCCGTCCTTGCCTTCCCGCCCATGCGCCCCTGGTTCGCCGTTGGCGCCACGCAACGATTCAAGCCACTGTAGTTCGCTGCCGGCGAATCCTGCTTCGACGGCGAGTTCATAGGCACCTCGGCCGCTGGCGCCATCGCGCCCTGCTGTGCCATCAAGGCCGTCGCGACCAGCGGCGCCCGTTTCACCTTTTGCACCAGGCAACCCTTGTTCGCCTCGTGCGCCGACCTCGCCCGGTACACCTTGCTCGCCGGGTTCGCCTTTGATGGATTCACCGGGGTCACCCTTTTCGCCGGGTACGCCTTGTTCACCGCGAGCGCCGACCTCACCTGGCGCACCTCGCTCACCTGAATCCCCTTTCTCGCCCGGCAGCCCTTGCTCACCGCGCTCGCCGGCCTCTCCAGGAATACCTTGCTCGCCTCGTGCACCGACCTCGCCAGGAATACCTTGTTCGCCTCGTGCGCCGGCCTCACCCGGGACCCCTTGCTCGCCCCGCGGACCGGTCTTCCCCGGTTCACCGCGTTCGCCGGGTTCACCCTTGATCGATTCGCCAGGATCGCCTTTGAGGCCTGGCACCCCTTGTTCGCCACATGGGCCGGTCTCGCCGGGCGCGCCCGTTTCGCCGCGTTCGCCGATCGCGCCGGGAGCACCATTTTCACCTGGCATCCCTTGTTCGCCCTGCGCGCCGGTCTCGCCAGGTGCGCCCCGTTCACCGGGCTCGCCCTTGATCGATTCGCCGGGATCTCCTTTAGGGCCCGGTACTCCTTGCTCACCACGCGCGCCAGCCTCACCCGGTACACCACGTTCACCGGGCTCGCCCTTAATCGATTCGCCAGGATCACCCTTTGCGCCCGGCATCCCCTGCTCGCCCCGCGCGCCAATCGCGCCCGCTGCGCCCGTCTCTCCGCGCTCGCCGACCGCGCCCGGTTCACCCTGTACACCAGGCTGGCCTCGCTCGCCAGCTTCGCCTCGCTTACCGCGTGCGCCCGCAGTACCAGGATCACCTTTCTCACCGCGCGCGCCGACAACACCAGGGTCGCCCTTTTCTCCGGGCTTACCGGGCTCGCCGATCAGACCACGTTCGCCCTGCGCCCCGGGCTCACCAGCGTCGCCCTTTGGCCCCGCCGGAATGGATGCAATCTTCTGGTCGAACTCGCCGATGCGCGCAGACATTGGCGCCAGTGCCCGAGCAACGTAGCCCTTGACCGCCTCGAGCATTTGCTTCCCAAGCGCCTCTGCGTCTTTCGTCATGGTTTCCCTTATTACGCTGCGAGTAGTAGCAGAGCGAGTGCGTTCTGATCTTCCCAGCCGATTTTTCCGGCGCCGGAGATAACCGACCCCTCGGCTCGAATCTTCCCGCGACCGACGATGGAAGCTATTGCCGGGAGATGCTGTTTCTGAGGCTCCGCGTAGGACAGCGCATCAATCATTACCGGTACAAGGCCGGCGACGCTGCCCGCGCCCGCAATGACTGCTGGTTGCGCCTCAAGCGCGCCGGCCCCAGCCGATACCGCTCTTTCCGCAAGAGTTGCCGGCTGCGCCCCGAGCGCGCCAGTTCCCGTCGATTCGGATATGCCCGCGCCAGCTGTCGCAGCCCCATGCGCAAGCAGCACACCCGAGCCAGCCGATTTAGATGCCCCAAGGCCAGCGATGTGCGCGGCTGACGCAGCAATGGCAGCGGCGCCATTCGATTCCGCAAACCCGGTACCACTCGCGCTTCCGACAGCGGCTGCGAGAATACCCGCGCCCGTCGATTCGCTTGCACCCTGGTCCGCAACGGCAGCGCTCTGACCAACAAGAACACCATCACCCGACGATGACGAAACACCAAGAGCCGTCAGTGCGGAAACTTGATCCTGCAGGTCCGCGATGCCAATGGACCCCGATGCGCCGGTTCCGGCAGCGCTTGCCGCTTGCGCAGCACCGGATCCAGTTCCTTCGGACAGCGATGCACCAATGCCGGCCACTGCCGCC